GACGCCGCCGCTAAATCGACCGACGATCTAACGAACGCCCAAAAGGTATCGGCTCAAGGGATCCCTTACTACCTCGGTGGGTTTAGGGATATCATTGCTGCTGCTAATGGAGTAGCAGACGCAACCAAGAATGCAAAAGTGCAGACCGGTCTCCTTACAAAAGGGCAAGCCGCGGCAGGGGCCAGATACTCGACACAAATACCAGTCGTCGAAGAAACAAGCAAGGTACTTAATAATTATGGAGGTTCAGCCGCTGTGGCCGCGGTGGAAGTAGAAAAATTAACAAAATTCCAAAAATTCTTAGAAAAAAGCACCGAAGACGTAGGCAAGGCAATCGCCTCCACTGAGGCACTACTCAGCACTCAAATACAGAGTTTTAAGGACGCGAAAAACGCCGTAGCCGACTACGCCCTAACAATGCAGGGGAATCTACTATCCGGGATTGACCTGGGCTCAGCCTTCACTGATCAATTCGATGAAGAGGGCAACAAAACCGGGGTAGCACTTGTGGATGCTTTTAACGCTCAAATAGCGGAGGCCGAATGGTTTGGGAACGTACTTGAAGGCCTGCAAAACTCTAAGGTAGATCAGCGGCTCATTGATTACATGGCCGGATTGGGCCCGGAAGTTGGTGGGGCACTCGGTCAAGAGATGTTAGGCGATAAAGGCTTATTAGGCACAATTAACGAGAAATTCGTCGATATCCAAGACAAAACTAAAGAGTTGGCCCTCGGTTTAGTGCCCGATTTTATGAACGCCGGGGTAGAGCAGGCCGCCGCGATGGTCGTCGGGCTCGCCAACCAACTTGATTACGAACGCAAAACCCTAAAAAAATTAGGTAAGAATATGGCTAAACCAGTCGGGGCAGCGTTCAAAACACAACTAGCCAGTGACGTGGCCGCAGCGGTTCGCAACGTCGAAGCGGCAGCCACAGCGGCCCGGGCCGAGAAAGTAGCCGACGCGACAGCCGCCCAACAACTAATCACCGATCAACAAGTCGCCAGGGCTATTGCTAACGTGATCCGTAATTCGGATGCCCGTAGTGGCTCGGTCGTAACCCCGGTGCTCTCATGACACTCGAAATCACTCTCGCCGGGTCGGTGATCGACCTGGACATATTCGAGTTTAATGTCACGGTAGCCCACGGTCGCTCAGATGTGATCTCAAGCCCGACGGCCTCGAATACCCAAATAGTGCTACGGGGTGATAGTGGCCCACTTCTGGAACTAGCCGACACGGTCGCAATATCCTTCGACGGTGTCGATAGGTTCACCGGGGCGATTAGTGACCTTAACGTGTCATTTATTAGTACGGGCACCCCTACTGCGATCACGACGATTACCGCGATGGGGAATCTAGCCAAACTCGGCTACACCGATGTCGGTGCCTCGGGCTACATTGAGCAAAGCGCCCGGCAACGGGTAACCGGAATACTGGACGCCACTGGCCTCGACTACCTCAACGCTGGAGATCCGGATATCACGCTGTACGCGATCCTAGAAGCCGACGCCCAGCCCTCCACAGCCCTCGACGCTTTAGCCAGTATCGCTCAAGGAACCGGGGCGACATATTACGATGACCCGACAGGCCGCATCATTTTCGAGGACTACGGCAACAGGGGCTCGACAACATTCGCCGGCATATGGGCCAACCAGACCGGCACCTGGTCAGACGCCGAAGGCACATGGGCGGACTACCCGCTATTCCCGCCTAGTTTCAATCTTGAAGCCCCCGGGGTTATCTTCGCCCCGACATGGGCCAAGACTCTGACGCCTCTCATTAACGACGTCACCGTGACATACGGGCCCGATGAGTCAGTGACGCAAACGGATAGCGCGTCGATCACGCAATACGGGCGCCGTGAATACCGGCTCGACACGGACATTAAAACCCTCAGCGACGCGACGACTCGGGCCGCGGGGATTATGACCGCACAAGCAAACGGGTTATGGAACCTCGGCCAAATATCGGTGCTCGTAGATCAACTTGACGAAACCGACACGACCTCACTACTCGAGCTCGTATCCGGTGACCTAGTAACGGTCAGGGGATTACCGGCCTCGGGCCCTTACCCTGACTTTAACGGGATCGTTGAGGGCTGGACGGACTCCTACAATAACGGGCAGCACATCATGACACTGTCGATCAGTGACCCTAGATTTTCTTTGCAGGTCCTACAATGGGGTCAGGTTGCACCGGCCTTTACGTGGTCAGAAGTTGGCCCGGGCGCTCAATGGTTTGAAATCGTTACCCAATCCGATCTAGTGAGGTTATAAAATGGCAGTTACCCCGGTAGGCAATCCGTATGTGGAATCCTCCGACCTGGTCGCAAACTACCCGGGCGCCTCGGAGGCGCTAGCGGAGCGTATCGACATCGTGGGCGTTAACCCGTTTGCTGACGCGGCGGCGCGTGACGCCGCAATACCTAGCCCGGTTCAGGGCCAGATGTGTAGCCTTAACGACGACAATAAGGGGTACCGTTACGACGGTAGTGCATGGGTGCTTTTTAGCGGGGCCGGTGACGCGAACTTTACTAACGCGGCTACCGGCACATACACAGACGGCGATGATTACAAGTACATTACGTTCACGGGTTCCGGTTCCCTTGTTGTGGATAAGGCCGGGTTCGCTGACGTACTCGTTATTGGCGGCGGTGGCGGTGGTGGCAACCTCCGTGGCGGTGGCGGTGGCGCTGGTGGGAACCTCGTTGGAACGTCGGTCTACCTTTCGGAAGCAACGCACACGGTGACTGTCGGTGCTGGCGGCATTGGAGCCTTCGCACTTAGAGCTGTCCAATCCGGTGGCGGTAATGGTATTAGTTCCCGTGTAGGAAATTATTACGGGGTCGGCGGCGGTGGCGGTGGCGGTGGTCAAGGTGGAGCCGGTATTTTAGGGGTAGGGCAACCCGGCGGTTCCGGTGGCGGCGGCGGGTCTGCGGCATCGGCAGGTGGCAGCGGTCTATCTGGACAAGGAAATGCAGGAGGCACCGGCTATAATGGCGGTGGCGGTGGCAGCGGCGCGGTTGGTGCTAATGGTCTAATTTCGACTGGTGGCAATGGAGGGGCCGGAACAAGTTCCTCAATCACTGGTAGTCCTGTCACTCGTACTGGTGGCGGCGGTGGCGGGTCTGAAGGAGGCACAGCGGGTACAGGTGGCAGCGGCGGCGGCGGCGATGGCAGGAACAACAACACGACAGGCGGCGTGGGTACAATAAACTCCGGTTCTGGCGGCGGCGGTGGCGGCTTTGATGGGGGTGCTGGTAATGGTGGCGCTGGTGGTAACGGCGGCTCCGGCCTCGTAATAGTAAGGGTGGTGGTGTAAGTGGCTCACTTCGCGCAAGTAACCGACGGCATTGTTCGCAGCGTTATCGTGATAGACAACTCCGACTGTGCCGGTGGTGACTTTCCCGACTCCGAACCTGCCGGGCAAGCGTTCATCGCTGCTATCGGTATCGAAGGGGAATGGTTACAAACCTCGTACAACGGGAACTTTAGAGGCCAGTACGCAGGTCAAGGCATGACCTACGACCCAACACTCGACGAGTTTATTAGCCCACAATCAGAGGAGCCCCTAAGTGAGTGAGATAGATCAAGAACTACACGTGGACACGGTCGAAGTCGAACCGGTTAAGAAGAAGCCAACATCATCGAAGCACCCAAAAGTGGCTACCGAAACCGAACGCGCACGGGCTATTGTCCGAGCCAAACTCAAAGGTTAGAACCGTGGACTTTGGCGACATTGTCGGCCTCATAGCGACAGCACTAGCAGCCCTAGCGATCATGGGAACTGGCCTAGTGTGGCTCATCCGCAACGTCGTCCGGGATGAGATCAAGAAAGCGACCCTCACAATACAACCCGGTTTCCGTAACGGTGGCGAATCACTGGCCGACGTTGCCGCGAAAGTCGATCGGATCTCCGAGAAGTTAGGGCTCTGATATGAAGCATTGGCTCGCCTCGACATGGGAAGGCTCCATCGTCAAAATAGCGTCAGGGGCTGCACTCGGTGCCCTCCTGTCGTGGCTCGCAACAGCGGACGTTCACCCGCTTATCGTTGCAGTTTCTGCGGCAGTAATCCCGGTGATTATTAACGCGCTCAACGGCGACGATTCAAGATATGGGAGGCTAGATAATGGCTCGACTATGTAAAGGCGGCGTCAAGTTACGCGACCAGGTGAACCGCCGCTGGCCTAAGCGTGACAAAGCCTCCGACGGATGGATCGGGGACCGGGCCCACTCTGAAAGAATATCGGACCATAACCCGAATAAAGCCGGTGTAGTGCATGCGATAGACATTGATGAGGGGCTAGGCACCTACGCGAATGGGCGCACTGCCCGGCTCCTGGCTAATCAGATCCTTGATTATGCGGCCAGCGGGCTCGCAGGCGCCTCACGCCTTAAATACGTGGTGTACGAAAACCGCATTGCCTCGGGCACATATCGGAAAACGTGGTGGAAGTGGCGCCACGGTAATTGGGGACATGAAGCACACATACACGTGTCTTTCACGTCAGCCGCTGACCGTGACGGCACCGTATTCCCTCTTCCAATCCTTGCTAGGTCCCCCATTGTTAAAGCCCGCTGGACACGCAACCTGAGAAAAGCACGTAAACGCAACAAATAGCGGCTAGTATCGACGTCTATCGAAGGGGAACAAATGTCAGATTACATTCGACCAGGGGAAGCCGCCGAAATGCTCGGAGTCTCACGGGATGCGATTAGGCGCTATTCGGACGCGGGACGTATTGATGCCATCGTCACACCCGGCGGGCACCGCAGGATCGACCGGGAATCTGTAGACGCCTACATCGTTCGGCGCACACGAATATCTAGCACGGTGACAATCCTCGAGCACAAATGATCACCGAAGTGCTTATGTGCGCGGCCCTACTCACGGCCCCGGCATGTGCAGCGAACTCGATCGAGGCGAAAGACTGGAAGGGTCACGAACCTAGCCTGTACACCGGGCAGCATTATCACAGCAAATGGGCAGGGGTTCGTAAGTGCATTATGCATAGGGAGTCCCGATCAAACTATAGGGCCCGAGGAACCATATCGACCGCATCTGGCGCGTATCAATTCTTGGACAGTCAATGGCGTATTAGCCTCACGTACATGATGATTCGCGAGAGTCGATCGACGGCCGACGGCCTGATCTCAGAGATCAAAGCACTACGGGATCACCCGATCCAAGAATGGAACCGCTACTGGCAAGATCGCGCCTTTTATACCGCTTGGGATAACGGAAGGGGCGCCGACCATTGGAACCAGACCAGGCACAAGTGCTAAACGCCACGTATCACCTATTCGACCTAGATCACCTCGACGCGCCTGGTCAAGTCTTTATCGTTATCCGTGACGGTAAACCCACCCTGGCATATAGGCGATTCACACGCGACCGCTGGTCGCCCGAGATTATGCCCAACACGCCGGAATCCTAAAAGACCTTGACACGGCACCTACGCCTGACAAAGATAGGGCCACAGACATACCACGGGAGGGGAAGCCCGGTACCTCTGGCACATAAGTTCAGAGGATGTCTTCGGCGGGGCTTGTTTCTAGTGGCAGGCTCCGCCAACACACTAGCCACTAGAACGAAAAGGGGAACAATGACATACTCACTATTCGACTCCATTGGTGATATCCAACTCGACAGGCCCGGCCACAATTGCACCGGGCAACTCTGCACTTACTGCGAACGCTTTGACCGTGAAGATGTCCAGGTGCTCGCCGAGATAGATAAATCTTGGCGCATCCAAGCCACCATCTTTCGTAAATCGCTGGCTATAGGTGGTCTATTCAGCGCCGACCTACTCATCGAAGCGATCGGCCTACCCGACGGTCACCCTAACCAGATTGGTGCTTTATTCAGGTCATGGGCGTCAATGGGTGTCATTACATCCATGGGGAACTTTGTGGTGAGCACAAGAGAGTCCAATAATGGGCGCTCGATTCGCATGTGGAAGCGCACCGCATGAACCCCGCAGTGGTAGGACTCGCTTGCCTACTGGCAGGCCTAGTCATCGGTCTAGCGTGGGGTTATGTAGGTGGTAGTCATGGGTGACTACCTAGAGGGCTACCGCACCGCGTTACATGACGTCCTTGCCGAAATAGCGGTCGAGCAACCGGACAGTGTAAAAACCGCCTGTTACCTCATTCGGCACATGATCGACGATACGGACAGCAAATGACCTACAACCTCGATGGTTATGTGGACGTACCGACCCGAATCAAACTATTTATGGCCCGACACCCTGAGGGCTCACTACAAATGGACCCGCCTACATTCGTTGAAGTTGAGGGGAAGCAATGGGTAATCGGACGCGCCTACGCCTACCGCACACCCGACGACGCTCGCCCCGGGGTCGGTACCGCGTGGGAAATCGTGCCGGGCACGACTAACTTCACTCGAGGATCGGAATTACAAAACCTCGAAACAAGCGCCTGGGGCCGTGCGATCGGGGCCCTCGGGATCGGCATAGACGCCTCGATAGCCACCTTAGACGAGATACAGCACGCTAAAGAGCGAGGTAAGGTCATGCGAACTACTGAGGCGCTACCGGATGACCCATGGATCACAGAAGCGCCGGCACAACAATACGACGGTGCAGTACCGGGCAAGGGCTCAAGTATGTACCCGTTGACAGGGCCGCAACTTAAAGCAATACATGCCATTCTGGCTAAGCGTGACATTCGTGACGACCTGGACAAACTCGCCAACGTTAACGCCTGGCTAACCGGGCTCAACAAAACAGCCGTAACCAGCATTACTGAGATGAATAAGACAGATGCCTCGGGTTACATTGACCACCTACAAAAGGGTCTGGGATGACGGCGAATACCTGCGATTGTATTAAGTGTCTAAATACCATTCTGAACCCCGATCCATGCCAGTGTGCAGACTGCATAATCGCAGCCCAACATGATGTCTGCCCATTCAATTACGGATATAACACGGCGATGCGAGAAGCCTTAGAATTATGGCAAGAGTCTGAACCAATTTACATAAAACTAGAAAATAGTATTGATTACTCACAAGAACGAATGAAGGCTAAGGAACACACACCACCTTGATGCCTGTCGTGGCGTGTCATGCCCTGACGCCCGGATCATTACAGGGTAGACGATTAACCAGTATGCCGGAGGAAATAGCACTGGTTTCGTGTAGGACAGGGCAACACGCCCGACCACGTAGGTAGGGTGAGTAATACCAAAAACCAACCACCACAGAGGCGCGGTCTTGAGCATCAAGATCGAGGACGCGCCGATCATCACTAGACCAAAGGACAACCAATGACACACGAACCAATCCACTACAGCAAATACGACTCACACTGCGGCCTAGCCGGATGCGGATGCGACCACGCCCGATGCTACAAAGGATGGATCGACAACACCGCAGGCACATGGCCATGCCTCTACTGTCGAGACAACCTAACCGGACGCCTCATGAGGGCAGACCAGGCTAGGGCCAAAGGCTACCCACAAGCGTCCATCTCCCGAATACTCATGGACACAACACGATGAGCACCGGCCACCAGACCCCCGCCTACACCAGATGGAAGAAACAAGTACTTGCACAATGCGAACCAATCTGCATCAGATGCGGATACGACGTCGACATGACACTCAGCGGCCGCGACCCAATGGGCCCGAGCGCCGACCACGAACCACCCATGACCCTCACCGGGGACATAGCACCCGGCCTAGACGGCAGCGGCATCTCACACATGAGTTGCAACAGAAGTCACGGCGCACGACTCGGCGCAGCAATCACAGCCGCAAAAAAAAATCCAACAAATAAAAAACCAGCACGACCCAACCCGTTTTCCAAACCCTCGACGATCAAC